CTCATAGCAATTGTATCCTGAGTCAGGAATACCATGCGGTTACTGTAGATAAGACCAAATTGAATCTCACGACCAACAAAAGATGGTACAGGATTACCAAGGTCATTACCTGTGAACCTAGATGCCCAGGTCTCAGTAGAGATAGTGAAGGTATTGGTACCAGTGTTGACTAGCTTATAAGGCATAGTCTGTGCGTTAAATCCACTGGATGCTAGCTGAGCAAGAAACTTACCAGCAGTAGCAATAGGGTTACCATTGGCATCTACGTTAATGTCCCAACCACGGGACTCTTCCCAGAAGCCAGAACCTTCATTAACAGGTGATACACCACCAGGTGCATTACCAGTTGAAGCGAACTTCACATAATAGGAAGCCCGTTCATCAATAGCATTGGTAATCTTAACAAGCCTACCAGGTTTGGTATAAGCAGCAAGACGTGCAGAAGAGATCACATCATCTTGATAGCAAGTCAAGGATACACCTTGAATACCACCAGCCACTTCAATAGTGAATGGAGTTTGACCATCTTTGATCTCAATCTCAAGGCTATTGGCATACCTAATGACATCAAATGTTGCACTAAGTGAGGCATCAATGTCGGCTTTAAGACCAGTTAGAATCTCTTCTGAGGTAACAGGATAACCACGTGTGGTAGCTGCAGCTTCATCTACCGTAGTAAAGTCGTACTGAGTACCATTGATGAAGATCTTGTAGATGCTGTCATAATCAATACTACCAATAACAACTGTAGCACGAGTACGAAGATAATAGTTTGTCTTCGCAGTCATTGCAACAGTCTTATTCTTATTGATGATATAAGTTTGATCTAAGTAAGAAAAGGTTTGGAAATCATCTACACCTTTAGTGGTTACAGGTGGTGTCAAATAAGTTACAACATCTGCAGCTGATTTACCAGTAATCGTAGCTTCAGTAAGACTAAGTACACCACTGGTTACTGTAGGTACAGTGTTCCAAATACGGATGTTACCAGTCTTTGTGATAACACCGATATAGCGTTCATCGTTGTCTCTGGAGATAGAGAACCAATGACCATCAGTAAAGTTATCAGCACCTTCAGTGATAAGACCAAGGAACTGACTACCATTACGCTTCAAAAGACCGTAGGTAGGATCTGGATACCCATTAAGGATTTCAGTAACTTGTCCAGGTTGTTTCTTGGTATCAGCTTGACGACTAACACCACCTAGAAAAGTTGGAATAGTTTGTGTAACTGCTGCCATTAGAATCTCTGCAAAGCGTTATACGGTTGATAGCTTTGATAGAAGTTACCATCACGCTGGTAACCAAACATACTATAGTCTCCCTGGTTACATTCATACTCCATCGCTATAGCCCGTGCATAGCCTTCTTTCTGCTGAAGGATCTGATACTGCGTAGAGTCTCCTACAAGCCTGCTAGAGGCGATTGCAGCAGCCCTACAGGTGATGTAATCTTGAATGGGAGACGGTAGATCTTCCCAAGTAAAGAACCATGTGACATCACAGTAGATGGATTCAGTCCACGTGAAGGTATGATTCATACGATCATAGAGTTTACCATCTCGCTTTACAGTATCTTTTTCTCGATAGCTGGTAGCATACTTTGGATTATCTGATAGATCCATCTGTAGCACATTGTTTGGCCACACGATCTGATTGTTATTATCTGGGGTGAACGGATAATCAAATTCTTTATTAAACGTCCAACCCTCTCCTTGAACTTCTCGTGATACTTCTTCAAGAGTATCGTAAGCAATCGCAACGTCCGGGTTGGTTACTACGGTAACCGAATTACCATTTTGATCGGTAATTGTTTCTGTATCAATCGAAGTGACTGGAGCCTGACCAACTGACGCCAGGATCTGATTGACAGCTTGCAGCTCAGTCTTAGAGCCAGTGGTAGAGAATGGCATAATAACAATAGTGTTATATGTAAGTTAAAAGAAAAGGGGCCACCGAAGTAACCCCCGTATAAACTAATCAAGCACCAGTGCGGGTAGCATCAAGTGCAGGAGAATCAACTTCCACACCAGCATAAGCGGTGCGGAAACCAGAGGTGATAGAGAACACCTTAGACACGGCAGAGCCGCTAGTCTGGGAAACAGAGCGGCGGACGGCATTAGAGCCAGCCACAGCCAGGTTACCATTAGCGGTATAGGCGGTATCGTAAGCACCAGTCACAGCGCCAGGAGCGCCACGACCACTCACACCACCGCCACCAGCGGGTTGAGAAATGTTTGCCATGATCAGAACCGACGATATTCGAGGAACGAACCAGCGTACACAACAGTGTCGCTAGCATTAGCCGTATCTTGTGCAAACTTGAACTGCAGAGTACCAGCGTTAGCACCGTTCACCAGTACACCAGTGACACGCAGGAAACCGTTGGCATTGGCAGCACCAGTGATAGACACAGCAGCAGACGAAGAGGCAACAGCCAGATCGAATGCAGTGTCATCAGGAGCCAGACCTTCAGTCAGCTGACGGTACACGGTAGGTGAACCAGGCACAGCCACTTGATACTTGAAGTCAGCAGCAGCAGCAGTATTGTAGAACAGGTTAACACGGAAGAGCACGCGCTCATACGCATCAACGTTCAGCTTCAGCTGGGGTACATCTACAAGAGTAGAGCTGTTGTTAACGGTTTGGTTAGCGTCAACAACATTAGCCAGCTGCATCATATCAGGCTGATACACAGCACCGATATTACCATTAAGAGTGATAGACATTGTTTATCCTAGATTGAGTTACGAAGCGGTTGCTCCAGAAATGGAGGAGCCAGTTGTTGCACGATCCTGTACACCGTTACCTACAACCAGACGCCCTGCCTCAAGAGGAGAACAGGGGTTCAGGGTGTAGGAGGCAACGGAGCTACTGGAACTAAAGATCTGCGTAGCAGGAATCTTTACAACTTCAGAAGTACCAGGGGTAATAGCCACTAGATTGCCTCCCTATTATCAGGAGCGAGCCGACTGCAGCTCAATAGCAGCAGCGGGGTTCAGCCAGTCAGCACCCATGGCAAGACGACCAACGATAACGTCGCCTTGATACATGGTACGAACATCAGAACCAGTCGTCTGCACTTGGGGACCGATTGCTTCCACAACACCAGCAGCATCGCGCTGGTAGATCAGACCACAGTGGGTGCTGAAGTCGCCGGAGTAATCGTTGTTCTCACCAGGAACAGAGTTCACAGTACCAGCCAGGAAAGGCAGGTTGTTAGAACGCTTGATGCTGATACCAGCGATCTCATAGAGACCCTCACCGCTGGTCAGGTTACCCGAAGAGTTACCATAGTCACGGTTCAGAATGTTGGTATCAACTTGGCTGATCAGAGCGTAGTACTGACGAGGAGACAGCACAGCATGACGACCTTGCTTGGGCACGTTCTTCTCATCCAGGATGGAAGCAGCTTCGAAGAAGGCATCCACCAGAGCTTGAGCATTGTACTCGTTGGTTGCACCCAGTTGGATCACAGAACCGCCAGGCTCAGGACCAGGGGCAGCAGTGATGGGGTGAGCCTGACGAGCAGCCTTAGCAATGATGCGGAAGATCTTCTTGTCATAAGCTTCGGCCAGAGCATGACCGATCTTAGCAGAGATCTCAGAACGCAGGCTGTAGTGAGCCAGGGTCTCATCCAGATCATACACGAAAGCAGAGCTGATCAGAAGGTCATCACAAATGATGGTCTTCTCAGCCACCGGAGGATCACCACTACCAAGGATAGGGGTACCAGGGGTGTGATAACCAGCCTGCATACGGCCAGTATAAATGAACTGCAGAGACTTACCGTTACGCAGGGTACGGGTCTGCACAGTGTCCTTAGCGATCGTAGCCGATTCGTAGGCTTTGATCATCTCACCCGAAAACAGCTTCAGGTAAGTTGCATATTTAGAATCGTAGGAGCCGTCATTAACTTTGTTAAGAGCACCTACCAGAGTTTGAGTAGTGTTAGCCACAATAGTAAAGAGAGAGTTGTTTGTGTAGTCCTCTCTAAGCGCTTAGAATTTTTGTTGTCTTTTTGTTGTCTGTCTCTCCAGACCGTCATGGCAAAGGGTGTCGGTCGTAACCGGCCTTAGCCAAAGAAAAGGAGGTCCTACTCTGAGGTGCCTCCAGTCCAATTAATTGACCACATTGCTGTGGATTTCAGCCCGAATTAGCGGGAACTATTTTTTCTTAGCAGTCTTAGCTGCTTTCTTAAATTGTGCAGCAGTCGGAGCACCTTTAGCTCCAGGCTTCCGCATCTTCTCACCACTGCCTTTAGCGATACGTTCGCGTTTAGCATTGATGTTTGCATAGAGACCAGGTTTAGCCATTTAGCATTTCCATTTACGAAGGGCTAGGGCTTTCCTTGTGGGTCTACCCTTTTCATCTTTCATAGGACCTTTGACACCAGACATCCTAGCACAGAATGACCGCTTACGTGGACCACCTTCAGGCTGTGGTGCCTTCAGGTTAGATCCAGTTTCACGATTATACTTAGCACGTCCAGCTGCAGTCAGTCCACCAGACCTAGATTTATGTTTGCCAATCTGTAGACTGACTGATTTCTTTTTAACCATTACCAGGCAGACAAAGTATTAGCTTGAACTTTAACACCTTGCGGACTCATCTCAGCAAGGGTTTGATTAGCTTCACCATAAGCGGTGATGAATGCAGGAGCAGTAGCAGTAGGTGTTACATAGAGTACATCTACTGTAGAAGCTTCAGGATCAAAAGGAGTAGCAGCTGCCATGATTAACCAATGATAGGTGTTTTTTGTGTAGCCAAGTCAAGTGGGAAGTTGTGCGCATTGCGTTCATGCATCACTTCAAAACCAAGACCAGCTCGATTAAGTATATCAGCCCAAGTATTAACCACCCGACCATTGTTATCCAAAAGAGATTGATTGAAGTTAAAACCGTTAAGATTAAAAGCCATGGTCGAAACGCCCAGAGCAGCAAACCAAATACCAACAACAGGCCAAGCAGCAAGGAAGAAGTGAAGGCTACGGCTATTATT